AACAAGCAAGCATGGTCTATTGCGACCCTCCATACAATATTTCTCTCGACTATAACAAAGGGGTTGGCAACAAAAGTAACTACGGTGGCACAACTCAGGATCGAAAGAGCGCAACTGAGTATAAAGCTTTCCTTACGAAAACGATTGAGAATGCTCTTCAACATGCATCGTCGGATACTCACCTGTTTTACTGGTGTGACGAAAAGAACATTGGGTTGGTTCAGGAGATCTATAAAGAACTAGGAATCGAGAACAAACGGGTGTGTTTATGGATAAAAAACAACTTTAATGTTACGCCAAACGTTGCGTTCAATAAGGTCTACGAACCGTGTGTTTATGGAACAATAGGCAGTCCCTATTTGGCAACAAACGTCACAAAATATCACGAAATACTTAATAAAGAGGTTGTTAGTGGGAATCGAGCAATCGACGATATTATTGACTTATTTAATATCTGGCTGGTAAAAAGAATACCAACGCAAGACTACGAACATCCAACTGAAAAACCATCAACGCTTCACGAAAAACCCTTGAAACGATGTACAAAACCAGGCGATATAGTACTCGATCTGTTCGGAGGCTCTGGATCAACGATGATGGCTTGTGAACAACTTAATCGTGCCTGTTATATGGTTGAGATAGAACCGATCTTCTGTGATCTGATTATTCGTAGGTATCAGCAACTTACTGGAAAGGAGGCGGTACTGTGGACATAAATATAGGGGATATTTTCCAGCTTGGTGATCACTTGTTACTCTGTGGAGATTCGTTACAACAGGGTCAAGTTGAAAGGTTACTTAATGGTAAGTCAATCGATCTTGTTCTTACCGACCCTCCGTATGGTGTTGGGTATGTCGAGAACAAGTCGGGATTTGCAAAAATTAGCAACGACACCGTGATTGCAAACGATGAGGAGCAATCGGAAGATGAGTATGCGATCTTCACCCAAGGATGGATTGGGTCGGTTCTTCCATATCTTAACGACAAGAATACGTTTTATATATTTAATTCCGACAAGATGATTTTCGCCTTACGAGAGGGCATGCGACAAGCTGGAGTACGGTTTACACAAATACTTATTTGGATAAAGAACCATGCAGTAATTGGTCGGATGGATTATCTTCCACAACATGAGTTTATAGCATACGGTTGGTTCGGGACGCACAAGTTTCACAAGAGTAAAGACAAGTCGATACTTTTTTATCCTAAACCAAACAAGAGCAAACTACATCCAACAATGAAACCTGTTGGATTACTGCGCCGATTAATTCTTAACAGTACGAAGGTTGGAGATGCTGTATACGATCCGTTTGGAGGATCTGGATCTACACTTATTGCGTGTGAGCAGACAAAACGGAGGTGTTTAACGATTGAGGTAGATCCAAAGTATTGTCAAACAATAATTGACCGGTTTAACAAATTAACCGGTAAGGAGGTGAAAAGGTTGTAACCATGCCTAAACGTACAAAAGCAGTCGAAAAAAAGATAGAAACCAATAAAGAATTACTCATCGATCGGTTTCGAAAAACGCCTATTATCCAGGTTGCGTGTGAAAAGGTAGGTGTGGGCAGAGCAACTTACTATCGTTGGAAAAAAGAAGATCCTTTATTTGCCGAAGAAGCTGAAAACGCCATAGCTGAAGGTGTCGGACTAATAAACGATATGGCCGAGTCACAACTCATATCAGCGATCCGTGATAAACATATGACTGCAATCATCTTTTGGTTAAAGAATCGACACGAAGCATATAAAACTCGAGTTGAGCTTTCAGCAATAAAACCAAACTGTGAAGAACTTACCCCTGAGCAACAAGAAACGGTATCAAAAGCGCTGGTCCTTGCAGGATTACTACCAGAACAAAATGAACCGCATGAATGACCCTGAAATATCCAAAATTTACACGGATAGGAGTGTACGTAAAGAGATTTGTAGAAGTAGTCATTACTGGTTCTTTACTGTTTACCTAAGTCAGAGTGGACACATGAAATACAAAACTGCTCTGTTTCAGAAAGAGATATTTGAGATCACGGAGAATGATGCAGTTCGGAATTCGGTGATAGTCGCATTTCGAGGGTCTGCAAAATCAACAATAATCTCACTTTCTTATCCGATCTGGGCGATGATTGGTAGGCCTGAGAAGAAGTTTATAGTTATCCTTAGTCAAACCCAAAGCCTGAGTCGACAAATACTCGGCAATATAAAAAAAGAGCTTGAAACAAACGATTTGTTAGTAAACGATTTTGGACCATTCAGTGAAGATGATGCGGAATGGCGAGCGGGTGTATTGGTGATACCTAAGTTCAATACTCGTATTATGGCCCTTTCGGTGGGTGAAGGAATACGTGGTCTAAAACACGGAGCCATTCGACCTGATCTTATAATCTGTGATGATGTAGAAGACCTCCAGACGGTTAAAACACGAGAAGGTCGAGACAAGGTATATCAATGGCTTATGGGTGATGTAATTCCTGCAGGAGATGTCGACACGAAGTTGGTTGTGATCGGAAATCTACTTCATGAGGACAGCTTAATGATGCGTCTTTGTGAAAACATTGAAGAAGGCAGCATGAATGGTGTGTATAGACAGTATCCTCTATTGGATGAAGATGACAATCCTCTATGGTCAGATAAGTTTAAGACACCTGAAGATATTCAGGTGCTTAGGCAGAAAACACCAGATGAAGCGTCATTTTCCCGAGAGTATTTGTTAACAATCATTTCAGATAGCGAACGTGTAGTTCATCCAGAGTGGATACATTACTACGATGAATTATCAGAAACAAAATCGATCGCATTATCGGTAACAGGGATTGATTTAGCTATTTCCGAAAAAAGTAGTGCTGACTATACCGCAATGGTTTCTGCTCATGTGGTTGGGCATTACCAAGAAAGGATAATTTACATACTACCGAACCCTATTAATGAAAAGATGTCATTCCCAAAAACTATTACAATGGCTAAAGAAGTATCTCAGGCGGTGGGTAATGGAATGAAAACTAAGCTATACGTCGAAAGCGTCGGTTATCAAAAGTCACTTGCGCAACAACTCGTCGAGGAGGGTTATCCAGCAGAAGAAGTTCCGGTGCATGGAAAAGATAAACGTGAACGACTTTCATTGACCACGCACCTTATCAAGTCTGGCCGAGTTTTGTTTCCAAGAAAAGGAGCCGAAAAACTAATCGAGCAGATAGTCGGATTTGGGGTCGAAAAACATGACGATTTGGCGGATGCATTTAGTCTCCTTGTTAATACGGTTACTATAGATCCCCCCAGACGACCCGCAAGGGTATTTTCTAAAAAGCCACACGGTTGGTAACTGCATCTGGAGTTTCTGTATTGTAGCGGTACAATCCTGCTCCAATGGATACCGAAAGTATTAGTCCAATACCGTACTGTCTCTACGCACGCAAATCGAGTGAATCAGATGAACGGCAAACCATGTCAATAGATTCACAGATCAAAGAGATGACAGAATTGGCAGTAAAAGAGGGTTTACAGATACGCGATATACGGAGTGAAAGCCATTCAGCAAAAGATTCAGGGATGCGACCTGTTTTTAGCCAAATTATTACTGATATTAGGCGTGCTGAGTTCGAAGGAATACTTACGTGGGCACCTGATAGGCTCAGTAGAAATGCTGGAGATCTGGGTCAACTCGTTGATTTAATGGATCAGGGGAAGCTGAGACAAATTCGCACTTACTCACAAACCTTCACCAACGACCCCGCTCAAAAATTTCTTCTTATGATTCTTTGTAGTCAAGCAAAACTTGAGAATGACCAGAAGGGTGTCAATGTTAAACGTGGTATTCGAGCAAAGTGTGAGATGGGCTGGAGACCCGGACCAGCTCCGATAGGATACATGAACATATCGCAAGCTGGAGTCAAAAAGATCATTCCAGACCCAGAAAGAGCACCGTTGATAAAAGAGATCTTTGAGTTGTTTGGAGAAGGATGTTGGCATGGTAGGGACCTTAAACAGACGATGGATAAGGCTGGTTTCACTACCCCAACTGGTAAACCAATTGCTCTGAGTGCAATCTACCGAATTCTTAAGAATCCCTTTTATTATGGAGAGTTTGAGTATCCAACAAGTACTGGGAGTCTGTATCAAGGATCGCATGAGCCATTAATTTCAAAGTATATATTCGAAAAAGTGCAAAAGAAAATGACGGTACCAGCCAAATCTAAATGGGGCAGTGTTGAACTTGATTACAAAAACATATTCCGATGTGGTGAATGTGGGTACCGAATTACTGGAGAGTTAAAAAATAGAAAGTTAAGAAATGGGCGTATTAGGAAACATATTTACTATCACTGTACCCGTACACCGTTTAAAAAATGCGGGCAACCATCAATAACTGAACAAGATCTAGAGACTGAAATACTCCGATTCATCAAAGAGAACCTTGGCGCATTAAAGGTAAGTGAAGAACTACAAGAATCAATCAGGAAATACGAACAACTACGAGATCATGTACTTGATAACAATGGGATCATTAGCTATGGGGAAGATTTGGATCTGGTTGGGTACGTAAAGCGAGTGGTTCGAAGTGGAAGTCGACAGGCGAAGCGAGAATTGATATATGGAATTTCACCAAGACCAGTGTTAGTAAAACAGAAACTACTTGCCCATCCGACCTAAGAATCAGTTGATATCCTTGAGAGACGTCTTCCGATACTACTGTCATGATAAGCGAAGTAACTATATGGGCCATTTTCAGTATCTACACAATCCCAAGTCAAATCGTCATTAAAATAGTTCTTTCCGATTTTTTCGTTAAGGAGTTTCTTCACAAACAATACAAAAAACTTGGGAGCAATATCAAAGTGACTATATTTATTTCTAAACATGAAATCGGAAGGTTTTACTTTTGCTCCGTGGATTATTTTATTTCTGAGTGTATAAAACTTATCTGCCCACATTACCTTCACAGGTGCAACTTCCCATTCCCAACCAGGGGTTCGTCTCCTTATTGAAGTATATCTAATCTTTTGTTTACTGCCTATACAAGTAAGCGTTCTTGTAATTTCTTTAAATTCCTTCCTTTGACCTGATTCAGGCAGGTTAAGTAACACCTCAAAAGAAGTACACATCAATAAGGCGCGTGCATTAATGCTTAGATGTGGATTATTAAAGTATGCCTCAAACATTAAATCAGTAGCTCTCATGATCCTTTTTACAAAAGTTATGTTACTTTTCTTAACATC